GCGCTGGCTGCGCTCGCGCTCGCGACCGCATCGCCCGATCTCGATCAGCCGATCCTCGGCATTCCGCAGAGCTATCCGTTCACCGCGCTCGATCTGACGACGGGCTCGCCGGTGATCGGCACGCCGGCCGAGGCCGAGAACGAGGTGCTGACCCCGGTAGCGCTGACCCCCGGCTCGCCAGTGCTCGACCAGCCGGTGCTTGGCCTGTTCGGCAGCACGCCGCTGTCGGCGCTCGATCTGACGACCGGCTCGCCAGTTTTCGGTGCGCCCGCGCTGGGTGAAGTGGTGGCGCTCAACGCCCTGGCGCTGGTCACCGGCTCGCCGGTGCTGGGCACGCCCGCCCTCGGCCTGCTCAATATGCTCGATGCCATCATGCTGATCACGGGCCCGCCCGAGTTCGGCACGCCGGTGCTCAACACCCTCATCGGCACGATCTCGATGGACCAGTGGTTCGTCCACTGGTCCGAGCCGATCGTGAAGAAGAAGGTCGCTGTTCTGGAGGGGGCGCAGCAGATCGACGCGCACAACCCGGTCGACCTCAGCGCGCTTGGCATGCCGTGGTTCGTCTGGCTGTCCGATCCGATCGAGCTGCGCAAGCCCGGCCTCGCGCCGCCGAACCAGCCGTTCCGGTCGTTCAATCCGTTCGCAGTGCCGGTCGGCACCGAGTGGTTCATGCCGCTGTCCGAGCCGGTGCGGGTCATGCCGGCGCTCGCCGCCGCAGCTCAGGCCTTTTACACGACCGATCCGTTCCCGCTGCCGCGCATCGCCGACATCGTCGGCGTGCTCGACGCCTTCGAGACCCCGGACGCCCTGCTGATGACCGGCGCGATATTCAGCTCGCCGCTGACCTGCGTGGTCTCGGTGATCGAGAATGCGGTGCCGGACCCGATCGAGCCGCCCAAGGTGATGGAGGCCGCGATCTCGATCCGCGAACTCTGACCTTTCCGTTCGACTTCCCTTGGCCGGCGGTTTCCTATAGAAATGAGGGAGTTCTCAAACCTTTGGGCCGTCCATGCCGGTGTTCAACATCACCCACGGCTCCACGGTCGAGTTCACCGCGGGCTTTTTCGACGGCAATGGCGTGCCGACCATGCCGTCATCGGCCACCCTGACGGTCGCCTATTCGACCGGGCCCGGCACCACGCTGGTGTCCTCGGTGATCGGCATGATTCCGGCCGGGCGCTACTTCATGACCCAGTGGGCGACCAGCCAGTCCTACCTGGGCGACGTGAACTATTCGGTGCAGGCGCCCGGCATGCTGGTGCCGACCACCGGCCTGCTGCGATTGATCGGGTGAGCCGATGTTTTCGCCTCAGATGATACCAATCCGATCACGCGAGTGGTGCGTCTACAGGCCTCGGAAGCCGATCAGGTGTGTGGAGACTGGCGCGGTCTATGACGGCCTGCGGGAGGCATCTCGGCAGACCGGCATGTGTCCCGCGTCGATCAGTATGTGCGTTAACGGTCGTATCCGCACTGCGGGCGGCTTTACCTTCGTTAGGGAGGGCTAGGCCATTTTTTCGCCGGTCGTGCAGACAAGCAAGGCATGGGACTTCAACCCCAGCGGCGGCGAGCTGATCCTGACCGCGTTCGATCGCATTCAGGTGCGGCCGACCGAGATCACCCAGCCGCAGCTCCAGCGCGCCATCATGGAACTCAACCTCGCGCTGGTGAAGTTCAACAATTTGCAGCCGAACCTGTGGACCGTCGACCTGCAGTCGATCCCGTTGCTGCAGGGCGCCGCGACCTACTCGATCCCGGCCGAGACCACGATGATTCTCGACCTCTATGTGCGCTACGGCGTGCCGCCGGTCGATCGCTATCTGCAGCCGGTGAGCCGTACCGAATACGCCGCGATCGCGTCAAAAACCACGCCGGGCTTTCCGTCGCAATACTGGTTCGACCGGCTGATCTCGCCGTCGATCACCTTCTATCCGGTGCCGGACGGCGCGCTGTCCTACATGGTCTACTATTACCGCGTCCGTCAGGTGCAGGACGCCAACCCGGCCAACGGCTTCAACGTCGAGGTGACCTACCGCTTTCTCGACGCGCTGGTCGCCGCGCTCGCGCACCGGCTCGCCCGCATCTACCAGCCGCAGCTCGAAACCGCCCGCAAGGTCGACGCCGACGAAGCGTGGGCGATCGCCGCCACCCAGGATACCGAAGCGGTCCCCCTCTACATTTATCCAGGCTTGAGCGGTTATTGGCGATGATGCACCTGCCCGCTGATTACGTCCGCTCGATCCTCGCCTATGACGGGGAGACTGGTCTTTTTATTTGGCGCGAGGCCCGCGGCTGCAAGCAAAAGGGCGCGCTCGCTGGGACCATCAGCGCTGGGCGCGGCCGGCCGTATCGCCAGATCAAGATCAATCGTCGCTTCTACTATGCACACAAGCTGGTCTGGCTTGTGGTCCATGGAGCGTGGCCGGATCAACTCGACCACATCAATGGTGACAGTCTGGATAATCGTCTTGCGAATCTACGGCTGTGCACCATGTCGCAGAACAAGGCAAATTCGCGGACCTATAAAAACAACACAAGTGGGTTCAAGGGTGTATCTCGCCACGGGGACAAATGGCGAGCGTATCTCAATGTAAATGGAACACGAATTAACCTCGGAGTTTTTTGCACGCGGAGTGATGCGGCGCTGGCGTATCAACGTGAAGCAGCGTTTCACTTCGGCGAATTTGCGAGGGCATCATGAGGCCGCACGGCCGCGCTGGCATCAGCTCTCGCGGACCGCGTGCGCTCGCGGTCTGCGATCGCTGCGGCTTCATGCTCAATCACGACGAGCTGCAGTGGCAGATGCGCTGGCGCGGCCCGCGGCTGCAGAACGTTCGTCTGCTGGTCTGCTCAGGCTGTCTCGATACGCCGAACGAGCAGGAACGCACCTTCGTGCTGCCACCCGATCCGGTGCCGATCGCCAACCCGCGGCCCGAGAACTACGTCGTCGCCGACAACCCGGCGTCGCCGCTTGGCTACGATCCGGCGCATACCGGGCTCGGCGTCAATTTCGGCAATCTGGTCAACGGTGGCGGCATTGATGCGGCATTCAGCGGCGCGGCCGACAAGCCGCTGATGGCATGCGCCAGCCTTGCGACCAGCAATTCGTCATTTCAGAACATTATCGGCAAGAACTGGGCGGCCGATGCGACTGGTACGCTTGCCACCATGCCGTCGAGCGTGTCGCCGCAGACCCACATTCTCGCGGGTGTGTCGCTGCATGCGCCGAGCGATCAGCCGTTCCTGCGCACCGGGACGACCGGACTGCGGATCGAGGGCTCATCGGATTCAGTGAGCTGGACCGCGGTCTTTGCGATTCGCAGCATGGGCTATCCGGGCGAGGTCATCACTGCGACCGTCACCTCGGCCTCGCCATACCAGTATCACCGCGTCGCGATCGAGGGCGACGGCTTCTCGACCGTCGGCATCGCCCAGGCGGTGTTCAACATCGCCGATGCCGGCCAGAACGAGATTTGACATGTCGCTGATGTGGCAGAGCTTCATCGATCAGTTGACCAACCTGATGTCGGTCGCGTCGTCGACCGATCCCGAGTTCTCTCGTATGTGGCCGGGCGCGGTCGACTATGCCGAGGGCCGCTGCTACCGCGAGCTGGACCTCTACGCGACCCGCTTCACCGATGTCACCGGCACGATGTCGAGCGGCGCGCGCACTTTCACGCTGCCGACCGCGACCGGCTCGTTCCTGGTGGTCGAGCGTCTCAATGTGCTGACCGGCAGCTCCAATGTCTGGCAGGCGGTGCGCCACCCGGTGACGATCGTGTCGCCGGATTTCGTCGACACGGTCTATCCGTCTGCAATGACGCAGACCACCGGGCTGCCGCAGTTTGCAGCGCGCATCTCTGACACCACCATGCTGCTCGGGCCGACGCCGGACCATTCCTATGCGGTTGAGACCTATGGCACGCAGCGGCCAACGCCGCTGTCCTCGACCAACCAGTCGACGTGGCTCACCCAGAACGTGCCTGAACTGTTCATGGCCGCCAGCATGGTGTTTGCGTCGGGCTTCATGCGCGACTTTGGCGCCCAGGCCGACAATCCGCAGATGGCGCAGAGCTGGGAGAATCAATATCAGACGTTGTTCAAGTCGGCGAACACCGACGAGATGCGCAAGAAGTATCAGTCGGTCGCGTGGTCGAACGCGCAGCCGTCGCCGCTTGCATCGCCGCCACGGGTGTAGCGATGCCCTGGAGCGCCGTACAGCTCAAGCCCGGGGTCGACACCCAGCTCACGCTGGCTGCCAATCAGGCCGGCGTCTCGCAATCGCAGATGATCCGCTACAAGGAAGGGCTGATCCAGACCTACGGCGGCTGGGACGAATATGTTTCCTTCACGATCCCGTCGACCGTGCGCGATCTGCATCCCTGGCAGGATGTAACCGGCACCAAGCATCTCGCGATCGGCGCGACGCAGAATCTTGCGATCATCACCGACGGCCAGAACCAGGATGTCACGCCGCAGACTGGGCTGACCAATTCGACGCCTGATTTCACGGTGACAGCCGGTTCGGACCTCGTGACCGTGCACGATCCGGGCGTCGGCATCATGTCGGTCTACGATAATGTCTATTTCAATACGCAGGTCGCGATCGACGGCATGGTGCTGCAGGGCGGCTATCCGATCGAGGCCTCCGGTGGCGCCGGCTTCTATACATTCAGGTTGCCGCAGCCGGCGCCGGCCAGCGCAGCCGGCGGCACCGTGCCGGTGTTCACCACCACGGCCGGCGATGCCGTTGTCCACGTCAATCTGCCAAACCATGGCTATCAGGCGATCCCCGGACTGTTTCGCCAGTTCATTGCGCCGACCGATGTCGGCGGCCTGACCATCGTCGGCAAGTATCAGGTCACGTCGGTGATCGATGCCGACAACTTCACCATCAACGCGGTGCGGCAGGCGGCAACCAGCGATACCAAGCCGATGAATGGCGGCGAAGCGCAGCTTGCCTATTTCATTGCGATTGGCGCGCCGCAATCGGGCACCGGGTTCGGCATTCTCGGCTTCGGCGACGGCGGCTATGGCACCGGCGTGCCGCTGGTTGGAACGCCCGGGGCGCCGATCACTGCCAAGGACTGGACCATGGACAACATGGGCGAGACGCTGCTCGCCTGTCCCGAAGATGGTCCGATCTACGCATGGTCGCCTGATCTCGGTTTGCAGAACGCGCAGGTGGTTGCGACTGCGCCGTTCTTCAACGGCGGCATTTTCGTTTCGATGCCGCAGCAGATTCTCGTCGCGTGGCGCTCGACGCTCTCGACCGGCGTGCAGGACCCGCTGGTGGTGCGCTGGTCGGACGCGACGAGCTGGACGATCTGGACGGTCTCCAATCAGACCACGGCGGGCTCGTTCCATCTGCCGACCGGGTCGCGTCTGATCGGCGGTCTGCAATGTCCGATGTTCGGTCTGCTTTCGACCGACCTCGAAGTATGGACGATGACCTATGTGGGTGGCACGGTCATCTTCAATTTCAACCACGTTGGCACCGGCTGCGGTTGGGTCGGGCCGCACGCATGCGGCATTCTCGCCGGCAATCCGTATTGGATGAGCAACAATAATTTCTTCACGCTCGGCCAGAACGGCGTCACGCCGCTGCCGTGCACCGTATGGGATGCGGTGTTCCAGAATCTGTCGAAGCCGAACGCCTGGAAGACGCGCGCTGCCCCTAATTCGGCATTCAACGAGGTGGCGTGGTTCTATCCGTCGGCTGCGAGCGCGGGCGAGAACGACAGCTACGTCAAGGTCCACATGGAGGGCCAGGAGTTCGAGTGGGATTTCGGTACGATCGATCGCACTGCCTGGATCGATATCTCGGTGCTTGGCATGCCGATCGGGGTCGATCATTTCGGACAGGTGCTGCAGCATGAGACCGGCAATGCCATCACGGGCGCCGGAATGTCGACCTTTCGTTCGGGCTGGTGGACGATCGCGGAAGGCGAGGAGCTGAGCTTCGTCGACTTCATCATCCCGGATTTCATCTGGGGCACGCGGGCGGGGCCACAGAATGCTCGCGTCACGGTGACGTTCTATAGCGTCAACTATCTGGGCGACACGCCATATACGCACGGGCCCTACGAGGTCACGCGGACGACCGAATACATCAACACCCGCATTCGCGGTCGCTTCATGTCGGTGCTGATCCAGAGCAACGTCGCCGATCAGTTCTGGCGGCTCGGTCGTATTCGCTTTCGCTTCGCGCGCTCCGGGAGACGCTGATGGCTTCGCTCACCGACATTCTGACCTCGATCCAGCAGGGCGTGCAGGCGGTCAACAATCTGGCGATCCAGATGAGAAACTCGTTTCCGCAGGCGACCGCCTC